AAGTCATGCGGCAACGATTCACCAGGGTGACTCGCATTGTTCAAACATGTGCTCCATCCAAACCAATCAGGATGGAATTTGGGTTTACCCCATATATTTGGTTGCCCACAGTGTTGTTCAACTGATTCCGAAATGGGTGTCCTGCGAACATCGGAAGTATAAGTCGAGCGTCCAACGCACGACCCATAATAGTCGAATTGATTTCCTTCAGGTAGGAAATTGATAGGGCTCTTGGGATGCACGGGTTCATTTGTGAGAACCGTAATGCCCAAGCACTGAGGTTCGAATTTAGAGTTAGAGCCAGTAACAAGTACTCCTTCGACTCTTTCCAATTCCGAAATGCCACGCAAAATTTGCTCCTGTGTAATTGTGCCTGCACAACCACGTGGAGTGCCAGCAATACCACCTAGATGGAAGCCGACAATTGCATTGCCTTTACCCTCAGATACCAACACAGCTCCGCATAAACCTGCGAAAGTGTTTTTTGATAGGGTAGTGTATTCGATGCCTTTAAATTGCTCGGCACCGTTGTTTGTGATCTTGGGTGTTCCTGCACCACAAAAATCCACAATTTCCCCTTGTTTATTACGCCACAGCATGCGGAATGCAAGCTTCTGAAGATCACCAATGGGAAAGTAATCAATTATATTCTTAAATGTGCCACCGCTTGGACAATAACATATCCTTAAATCAGTGTCAGGTATAAGATGTGACGCATGAAGATGAAGCGACGTTTCAAAGTAGCCACCACCAGCCTCAGGATTTTCCTTTCTGGCTTTAATATGAAGTACATCAGTTCCTTCAAAATAGTGGTTTGGCAAAACAACAACATTTGATCGTAAAAATAGCATATTCGCCATCAATACATTAGTGCCGTTGTCAACTGAAACATAGCGCAAATTCCTTGTGACAATATCAATAATAGCCTTTAATTCAAGACGTTTTGACTTATCACTCAAAGGTAGTGAACGCTGATAAACAGGACTCCAAACATCCTTTTCAGCATCACGCTGCTTTATTTCTTCTTCATTTTTGGGTTCAAGAGAACCATGTTGTTGCTGTAAACTTCGCCATCCTTTGTAAATCTTGGACAATACATATAGTGATGCCAATCCAATGGATGTGTAACAGATAGCCTTAGCATATTTATCACGAGCGTTACGAATAACAATAGGTAATGAATCATTACGCTCGCGAAGTTCATCAATGAGAAGCTTCTTGGTCAAACTTTTCTTAAATGTAAAACAGTACATGAACATAAAAAGATTTAACCAAATACACAACTTCCAACTCACAAATACAGTGAGGAAGATAAGTGTATAAGCAGACCAATAGAATTTAGTTAAATAACTCTTAACTTCTTCCTGATAATACCAGTTAACGAACTCAACAAAGTGCTCATTCTCTAAATATTTAACAGGCACAAGGCAAATCCAATCCCACTTTTCCAAAAATTTTGTAGTTTTTGTATACAAAGCGTTAGTGGCAACTTGCTCTATGCGATTTAAGAATCCATCAGTATCTTGCTTAAAGCGTCCAGTGACCAAGCGTTGAATGCGTCTAGCTGTTAAAACTGTCTGCAATCCAAATTGCTTGTCAAACTCAACATGGTGTGGGCAATAGCCAGCAATATGTGAACAACCTTCAGTGCTACAGAGAGTCAATTTCTTTTGTCTGTTGCGCATATTGTCCACTATACTAAACTGATTATCGCGGTGTGCTTTGAACATTTCGATAGCACACTGAATAGCCTCCAAAGCGGAGACATCTTTCATATCCTTACCATTGTGGTTAAGGTATGCGTATTTAGCAGTGTTAGACTCATCTTCCGGCTTAATCGCTCGCTCAATGCTTATAGTCCAAATATCATCAATGAGCGGTGGTGTGTAAACACCATCAACAGTGTAAAAATCACGAACCTTTGTCGAATCAACGCCACATGCCATACCTTTATCAAATCTTTGAAATTGAGGCTTGCATTTGACGGTGAAAACCAAGTGCATACGTCTCTGAATCGAGTAAGGATTATTCGAATAAGAGTGTGCATCAAGGCTTTTAACATTGGTTGTGACAACAACTATCTCAGGTTCCACAAAACACTTGCCTTTGGCTTCAAGTTCTGCCTTAGGTGCATAATACATTTGATTATTACAAATATCAATGATAGCACGTGTTGGTGGCTTCTCAACGAAATCGGATTTCTCATTAGCCATATCGTCTAAAATAGCGACAAGCTTATCTGAGGTCCAATTGGAGAAAAATTTATCACCTGGATTAAGGGCGGCTCGGTATTCCTTTTCAGTGGGTAAACCGGCACTAGCAAGTAGGAAATCAACCATTTGATCGGCAAATGTTGTTTTTCCTTGATTGCTGTCACCATAAAACTCGCATGAGAAGGGTGCTCGTCTTATTCCGGAGCTGATTTTATTATTGATTAGATCATTTTTAATCGTCTTCATTTTCATCAGTTTATCGGATACGAGTTT